AATTGAAATTGATGGAACAGACTTTACTGGAGACAGGTACAAGGTTGTAGAGATTCCAATTTCAGAACTTATAACTAGTCCAGACTTTAGTTCTGCACAGGTTAGGCTTGCAAGAATATTTGCTTCAGTTGTTTATACAGATGGCGGGGAACAAAAAACATCCCCAGTTCATTATGTAGAATTAGAAGGAATAAGAATAGAAAACACCACAAGCTCAAACCCAATCTACGGAATGGTTGGATACTCAGCAGTAAGGACAAGTGACGGTCAACCTATATACAAATACACCAATACAAACAATTACGTTGAGTTTAGATTTAATTTGGATGTAGGATAATGCCACAAATCTTCATTCCCCAGGAAAATTTTGAAGAAGTAGATATTTATACTGGTAGATATTCTGTAAGGTATAGGATTATTTCAGATAATAAAAACAACTTTTCAAACTGGTCTCCAATATTTGAAGTGGACCCAGAATTTTTGTTTCAAGGAGGAACTATAGAAGTTCCTGGAAGAATATTTTTAGATAAACTTGGAGCAGACTATGTTTCAGTTACTTGGGATTCTGCATCTATCTATAAAGGACTAGCGGGAGATCTAAGGTATTTGTCAAAGCTTGATTCCTATGATGTTTGGATTCGATGGGCAGGAAGCGGAGGAGCAAATCCAAGCGAGTGGCTGTATGTATCAAGGTTTTCTGCAACATCAGTCAATATAAACATTCCATTAAACTATATTGATATCACTGGAGTTCAAAGACTTAAGTCAACAATAAAGTATTTATATGTAGAAGTCTATAGACCAGGTAGACCTCTATTAAGATATGAACAGACTTTTGAGTTTCCACAAAACACAACAACGGTAAACATAACAGATAATCTTATAGACTTTGGTCGCGGTCATGGTTCAAGTACAGGAACTGCTGGGCTTTATTTATCAGCAACACCAATCGGCGGATTGCTAAACAATACAACTTACTATACAAGAACAATAGACTACACAACTATCGCTCTTTATCCAACAAGAGATGATGCTTTGTTGGATACAGATAGGATGGATTTAACGGGAATCCCTACAGGGACTGGATCTTTTACGGGATTTCCACTTAGACTGTATAATGATGTAATCACAACTTTGTAATGATATAATTAATAAGGAGAAAATATAATGGCAAAAGTACCCCTTCCAGACCGTGGACAACCACTTGATGTAACATATTTGTATCAAATTGCAAATGCTGTAAATGATTTATCAGATAGCATCTCTACAGCAACATACAACTATACAAGCGTTGATACCAGAACAGTAGGAAGACAAGATCTAAAAAACAACAATGCAAAGTTTTATGCAGGTTATGTTGATGTTGTTACAGATGAAACTGTTTTCGCAAACACAACAAAACCATGGTCAATAAACTTTGCTTCAGACTTTAAATACATTCCAATTGTTACGGCAACCCCAGTTAACACAGGAACAAGCACCATTGGTAACGATGTCACTATAACTATTACATCAGTAACAACAAATGCTGTAAACGGCATAGTTCGGTATAACTCATCTGGAAACGTAAGCACATCTGTGAATATATTTGCAATTGGTCTACCTGCATGATATAATTGATCGCCATGCTGATATGCAAAAAATGTAAGGGAAGAGTCTTTATAGACAGAGCTTTTACTGCTGAAAACCACATAGAAACTTTTTGTATAGTTTGTGGCAGCAGGAAGTTTTATCATAACTGGGGACCCAATAATCAGGAGGCGGAATGGTTGCTAGCAGCGGAAAAGAAGAGAGCAGCGACAACAATATCACCGTTCTAAGAAGACCAAGAAGAAAAGTATGGTTCTTAAACGAAGACCTTGTAAGGATTGAACACACTAGCAGGGCAGCAGGAATTGTAACATTACATAATTTAACAAAAGATAGAAGAGAGACAACGACTATCGTTGAATTTAAGAAAAAGCGAAAACGTGCTTTTACAGTTAAAGAAACAGCACAGCTTTTAAACTGTCACAGAAAACATATTCCAAGACTAGTTAAAAGAGGAGCAATTCCACAGCCCATAGGAGAACTTCCTAATGGAGAAAGAGCGTGGCACTACTTGTCATATTACTCAGAAGACGTTATAATGGAAGCAAGGCAGGCTATGTCTCAAATCCACCACGGTGGCAAAAGAAAAGACGGACTAATAACAAATAATAAAACTCCTACAGAACAGGAGTTGCGCTATGCAATGGGAGATGGTATCCTGTTGTACACCAAAACTGAAGATGGAAGATTTATCCCAATATTTAACGAAACCATTTAGCGAAAGGATTTTCATGGAACCAACAAAGGTTACATGGTCTTTGGGTTACACCCTTAATACAGGCAATTTCCAAAACCTACGTCTTGATTGCCAGATTTCAGACTGGCAGCGCGAGGGAGAAAATGCTAAGGAAGCATCTGATCGTGTCTACAAGTTTGTAGAGGATCAACTTACAGAAAAACTAAACCAAGCGAAAGAGGAACTAGCATGAGCAGCAATAAAGCATATGTAGCTTTTGGAGAACGACCATATGTCGTTTGTTCTTATGGAGATACTCCAGGAAAAGCTCTAAAGAAGATGGCAAAGTTAATTGACAAGAAAGTCAAGGAAGATGATACTACAATAGTTCTTTCCCTTAATTCTTCATATGATGAAGATTGTGTCTTTGTAGCAACAGCAACCTTGTCAAACTTTTAATCATGGTAGATCGTAAAGATAGATTTGCTTTACTAAGTAGGTTTGAGAAGCTTTGGAAGTCTAAGGGATTCTCCCCATTGACCATGAATAAGTATAATGAGCAGTGGGCAGCAGACGCTCTCCTTGAGTCGTTTAGTAAAGACACAATCTATGAAACCATGGAATACTACTTTGACATAAATCCAAGGCCAACATGGAAAGGATTTGCCAACAACGTAGATCGTCTGATACAATCCAAAGCAGACAGAGAAGAAGATAATAGATTGCGTGCTGAGAGGCGTGTAATGGCAAAGGAGTGGATGAGTTGAGTAATCTAGAAGCTAAGACATTATCGGCGGTACTTAATGATAAGCAAACGCATGTGTTACTTCAAGCAAATGTAGATACTCTTTTAAGAACGCACGGAGATGTTTGGGATTTTATTCGTAACTATTATGAGCAAAACCAAACATCACCACCAATTAATATTGTAAAGCAACAGTTTGCTGATTTTGACTATGTTGTAGATACAGGCAGCACAAAGCATCATCTAGAAGAACTTAGGGCAGACTATCTTAATGATAATCTAAAGATGATGCTACGATCTGCTGCAACAGATATTCAAGAAGGTAAGGCATCCAATGCCCTTGATCATCTAATTACAGAAACAGCAAACATTAAAAGGGTTACGTCTACTGTTAGAGATCTTGATGCAACAGATGTGGATAATGCTGTTGCCCACTTTGAGAACGTTAAAAAAATGCAGGAAGCAGGAACGCATGGAATTTACACAGGACTCGCAGGATTCGACAACTACCTTCCTGCAGGAATTACGCCAGGTCAGTTGGGTGTCCTTTTGGCCTATCCTGCTATTGGTAAATCTTGGATGGCTCTTTATCTCGCTGTTCAAGCTTGGAAGAATGGCAAGTCACCGTTAATCGTTTCCCTTGAAATGACTGAATCAGAAGTAAGAAATCGTATCTTTGCCATTATTGGTCAGGGTATGTGGAGTCATAGGAAGCTCTCTTCTGGTCAAGTGGAGATTGACATGTTCAAGAAGTGGGCTCAGAAGACCTTTGAAGGCAAGCCAAGTATTAATATTATCTCTAATGATGGTCTGGGGGAGGTCTCTCCTTCAGTATTGCGAGGTAAGATTGATCAATACAAGCCTGACATTGTTTTTATTGATTACCTAAACCTAATGACTAGCAATCAGAAGACTGATAGCGAAGTAGTTAAGATGAAGAATCTTAGTCGTGAGTTAAAGCTGCTTGCTATTTCTGAGCAAATTCCTCTTGTGGCTATTTCTTCTGCTACACCAGACGATATAACGGACATGAACAGCGTTCCAACCCTTGGTCAGACCTCATGGTCACGCCAGATTGCTTACGATGCTGACTGGCTTCTAGCCCTTGGTCGTGCCCCTAACAGCGATGTTCTTGAGGCGGTATTTAGAAAGAATCGTAATGGATTCCTTGGAGAATTTATGGTTCAAGTTGACTTTGATTCTGGTAGATTTATCTACAAAGATTTTGAGTAAGGTGATATAATAACAATATGTCTACAGAACACTCACTAGTAACTCTTAACGATACTACCGCAACATTACTTACTCCACGAGGAGTTCATTCAGGAATGGATATTACAATTCAAAATGTTAATGAATCTGCAATTGTTTACCTTGGAGGAGAGGGAGTAACATCAACCAATTACGGATACAAACTTGCTGTTGGATCTGCCTGGAGCGTTGAGCTTCCTCCTAAGTATGCTCTATATGCAATTTCAGACACCAATGGAGCA